TGGCGGTAACGCGCCCAAGCAAGCTGGTCAACTACATGAATAACGTCGCGGAGCTGCGTCCAGTCTGACGCGTACAGGAGATTGTTCCTACGTGCGCGTATCTGCTCTGGATGGGCAGGCGGGTCGACGTGCTCCCACCCCTGCCCGTTCCACCACAGAACCTTCCCTTCAATGGCAGCGGGCGGAGCAACGTCGGTCGCCTTATCCGGAATCATATAGATTCCGCATCCTCTTTCGAGGGGCGACTCAACTGCAACGTCCGTGCCAACGTAGAAACCCGCATCATCGTAGCAATAGACAGTGATGCGGGCGTGCTCCATTGTGCTGGGGAGACGGGATCAGAACTTGATGAAGAACGGGTACGCCACGTTGCGCGGGCGCGTCTCAGCTCCACCGGTCGCGTCACTGGTAACAGTGATCTGCGTGACGTTGGACGTCGGGATACCGGTGAGCGGCGTTGTGTTGCCGATCATCTCGCCCTGTCCGCTCGTGCGATGATTGAACGTATCGGTGTGCGTGTGGCTCTTGAGCTCGTCTGCCTGAGATGCCCCGAGCGTGCGACCTGCATCCACGTTGCGGCCAGCGTCCAGACCGCGGATGAACTCACCGCGCAGGTCAGGAAGCTTGAACGTGGTGGATCCGTCACCTGCTCCGTAGCTCGTGCCGATGATGGCAAACAGGCGAGCGTAGGTCGTCCGGCTAACGTTCGCCCCGTTGCAATGTAGCCATCCGTTCGGAGGTGACGTGTGATCGCGGTGCATGGACACGATAGTACCAGGCACAATGCCCGTCTCGGGATCGAGAGACTCGCGGAACGGGTAGTTATAGACCACGTTCAGTTCCTGGGACTGGTTCCGCGTCACGCGGGCGAGGAGAACATACTGGCGCAAACTCCATGCTGAGAGACCGGAGTTCCACTCCTTCCACACCATGGTCACAAGGTCGAACCAGTATTTCCGGTTTCCAACTCCTGGCTCAACGGCAGAGATGATGAACGGGCCTGTGTCCATTCTCGGGGTGATCACGCCGTTCAGCGTGTTACGATCCATGAACACGAACACATCGCTGATGCCGTTGGCCACGCCTTCGCCTGCGAGGGTAAGGTTGATGTCCGAACTGTACTCTGCGAAGAAGTCTCGCTGGCCAAGCGAGTCCCATCCCCACGCAAACGACAGGGCCGCAGCGATAGGCGAACTATTGATGGCAATAGTGGTCGCGTTCACCCTGGTCACGATTGCATTCGCGCCGTTGGCGTCCGCGTGCCCCTTCAGAATGCAGCTCCGGTAGGTGGACGGGATAACTCCCGCGGCGAGCTTTGCCGCTGTGATCGAACCGTTTTGAATGCCAGTGCCGTTCTCGAGCGCGTCGACGTGCTCCTTCAGATACTTGGTACGGTCGGCCAGCTGCTTAGCTTGCTGGTTCGATATGCCTTCAGGACCGCCGATTACGGGGTCGGATGTCTCGAGTTGGTAAATACCTGCGGGATATACGGCAGGTGTCTGTTCGGTCAGATTGGCCATTTCTGTAGTCTTGTTAGAAGTTAATGATCCACGTGCCTTGGAGCACGATGTCTTCAGTTTTTGCAATTGCCGGGCGGCTCTTGGCCGCGAACAGCGTTTCGTCTTCGGAGAGCAGGCCAAAGTACGCGATGTCGTTCCCGTTTGCCTGGTTGCCCTGCAGTGACCAGTTGAAGCTGATCGACCGGGCAGTGGGGAAAGTCACCGAATCGAAAGTCTTCCAGTTCTCACCGGTGTTGATCTCGATTGGGTCGGGAACGCCCGTCCACTCGGGATCAGTCTCCGCGACTTCCGGCGTGGTCAGGTCACCGAACGCGATCTTGGTCACGTGCTTGTCGGCAGCGGCCGACGAAAGGAGCTGCTGCACAAGATCGAAGCCTGCATCTACGATAAGATTCTTCTCAACGTAGCGCTCCACAAGCTTGCCGTTCTTGTACACTTTCAGGGCGAATGTCCCACGAAGGGGAAGTCGTTGTTTCATGGTGGCTAAGGTAGTTAATCCGTTT